GCAAGTGGTCAAACACTTAGATTAGACAACAAGCAAACACAAACCATCAATGAAAATGAGGTAACTGAATATCTCAAGACACTTGAATCGAGAGGTTTCATTAAGATGAAAACTCTTGATAAGGTGTCTGAAACAAAGACCACTCCTAAAAAGAGTGGTATCAAAAATAAGGAGGAATAAAATATGCCTAGCTATAATGCACCGGGAGTATATGTACAGGACATCACAAGTGGTTCTCAGTCTATTTCCAGAGCAAGTTCTTCTGTAGGTATTATGATTGGTGTTGCCAGAAGTGGTCTCGTCAACGTAGCACAGAAGATTGGTTCTTGGACTGAGTTCATTGACAAGTATGCTAATGGACTTGATACTCCGTTTTTAGAAAACAGCTATCTTCCTTATGCAGTGTACGGTTTCTTTAACAATGGTGGTAAAGAACTGTATATTGGCAACGTAAGAAAGACAGCAAACAAAGCAACAGTAACAAGCACTACTAACTCCATTACTGCTACTGCAAAGTATGAGGGTATGTGGGGTAATCAGATTAAGGTAACAGTTGCAAAAGCATCTGACTACTCGTCTACTAATAAGGTGTTTGACATTACTGTAGCTGTCGGCACAAGTGATAGTGCCACTGTTACTGATGTAACTATTGACACCTTATCTAAGGTTCTCGACAACATCAAGATTAAGAATTGGTTATGTGCGTTCTCTGTTGCTTCTACAACAAATGACCTTGATGCAGAAGAGTTTACTTTAGCAGGTGGTTCTGATGGTTCTACATTAGCAGATGCAGATTATACTAATGCTCTTAGTATGATTGACATTTTGGATGATGTTACTATGGTAGCAATCCCTGGTCAAACATCTTCTACTGTTAATGATGCCATCATTGCTTACTGTGAGAACAATGGTCTCTTCCCAATCATTGATGTTCCTATGGCTTACACTGCCGAGCAGACTAAAGCCTACAGAAAGGGAGTTAGTGCTTGGACAGGTGCTCTTGCATATCCTTGGGGCAAGATGAATGACCCTCTTACAAACACACTTAAAGCAGTTCCTACTTGTGGACATTTAATGGGTGTTTATGCAAGAGTCATTGAGAATCGTGGTATTCACAAAGCACCTGCTGGTACAGATGCACAAGTAAGAGGTTTCGTAGAGATGGTGAGTGTTCTTACACCTGCTGAGATTTCTACTCTTAACCCTATCGGTGTTATTTGTATCTGTTCCAGACCTAATGCAGGTATCGTAGTTTGGGGTGCTCGTTCTTTGAACAGTTCCGACTCCACTATGAGATATGTAACTGATGGTCTCTTAAACCTTAACATCAAGCGTTCTCTTTACAATGGAACTCAGTTCGCAGTGTTTGAGCCTAACAATGAACAGTTATGGTCTACTGTTGAAGCAACCTGTAAGGCATTCCTTGAAATGCTCAGAACAGAGGGTGCGTTAAAGGGTACTGCTGATGAAGCATACTATGTAACTGTTAATGACACCAACAACACAGATGCAACTATTGCGGCAGGTCAGTTAAACATCGAGATTGGCTACTCTCCTGTTAAACCTGCTGAATTTGTAATCATCAAGTTGGCACATTCCATTAACAGTGCAAACTAAGTAAGGAGGTAATAGTAATGAAGTTTACACAGATTTTAAATGAAGTGCTTACTACAAAAGCCTACGCAATGGCTAGAACTATTACAGCCGACCCTTTACAGGCTTATATGTTTAGAGTTTCCATTTCTGGTCTCGCTTCTTCTGTGGGATTCCAGAAAGTTGGAGGTCTTAGCAGAGAGGTTGCTGTAGTTGAGTATCTTGAGAATATGTATGACCACAAGCACAAACTTCCGGGCAGAGAATCTGTTGGTGAAGTTACCTTTGAAAGAGGTATGTACGAAGACAATGCTTTACAGTCTGTCTATGAGACAGTGTTTAAGAGTGATAGTGTTCGTTCTACAGTGGTTATTCAAGTCCTTGATAGATTCGGAAAGATTCGTAGAACTTTCCAACTTGCAGAGTGTTGGTTTAGTAAGTATGAGGTTGCAGACCTCGATGCTACAAGTGATGATGTAATCATTGAAACACTCACAATGCAGTTTGAACACTTCCTGTAATAGGCTGTAAAATTAAAGTAGGATATACGAAACCCTTGCTCTTGCCAAGCAAGGGTTTTTGTAGTATTATTAGTTCATAAAGCACATTGCTGTGAATTAAAATTTATGGAGGTATATTGAAATGGCAGGATTAAAGAAAGCAAACAGTGATGACCTTAATAAGGTAGTAGACACTATCGAAGCAGAGGGTTATAGAACACTTAACCTTGACGATATGGTTGATGAAGATGGCATCGTAAGAGATGTTCCACTCTTAGCAGGTTATGTCGATAAAGAAGGTGTTCTTCACGACACATTCTCTTTTAGAGAAATGAATGGTAAAGACGAGGAAGCAATCAGTAAAGCAGATGTTCGTGCAAATGGTGCTAAGATGGTTAATGTACTCGTTGAGAGATGTGTTGTATCTATTGGAACACTCACTAAGAAGGGTTGTGGTGCACAGTGGGGTCAGATTGTAAGAGAGATGCTTGGTGGAGACCTCGACTATATGGCATTTAAGATTAGAGAGTTATCTAAGGGTCACGAAGTAACCTTTAACCACAAGTGTCCAAGCTGTGGTACTAAGTTGACCACTATTGTAGATACTTCTGAGTTTGAAATTAAACCTTATAAGGGTATGACAGCAGTAGACTTCACTCTTCCTAGAGGTTACAAAGACGGAAAAGGTGGAGTCCATAAAGAGGGTGTATTAAGACTTCCTAATGGTATGGACAGAGAAATCGTAACACCTCTTTTTAAGAAGAATGCTTCTACAGCAATGACTCTTATGCTTACAAGGCTTATGTCCTTTAATGATGGGGCAGTAGTAACACAGGCATATGTAAACGAGATGACACTTCGTGACAGAGATGTGTTAGAGGAAATTATCAAAGAGAACACTTTCGGTATCAGCACAGAGTTTGAACTTGTATGTGATAACTGTGGACAAGATATTAGTGGTGAAGCAGGACAGTCAAATTTTTTATAATGGGTGCTATGTCATTCATCAGTGATGACATTCAAGCACACACTAATATTGAGGTAACACTCACAGAGATTCACAATCTTTCTTACTTCTATCATTGGGGAAGAGAAGAATGTTGGAATACCCCTTGCACTGAACGAGGGGTATTCAACGACAAGATAAGACAACAAATCAAAGCCGAGAGTAGTGGTAGCAGTAATAGTGGCACTCCTAAAGAACCAAGTAAGTATAAAGAAAGTGTTTAATTATTATGAAAGGAGATGCCGAGAATGAATTTCGGATTAGGATTAGTTTTATCTTTTACCGATAATGCTACAGCAGGAATACAATCAGCAGTAAATTCTTTAAATCAATTAACTTCTACAGCCGAGAGTGCAAGCAGTTCTTTAAGTCAAATTGCTTCATTGTCGGCTTTCTCTGCTATAGCAACTAATGTTGGTAACTCAATGAGTAGAGCAGGTGCAACCATCTTATCTACCTTTTCTCAAGTCATTAGTAAAGTGAATGAGACAGGTCAGACTTTGATGTATGCAGAAAGTCAGTTAGGTAAATTGTATGAGGGTTCTGGAAAGACAGGTAAAGATGTCCTCGCAGACATTCAGAATTATGCAAAGGAAAGTATCTTCGACTTTGAGAAGTTAATTCCTGTAGTAACAATGTTGAAAGCTAATGGTATTGAAGCATTTGATGCCATTACATCTTCTAGTGGTAAGTCTTCTCAGACTCTTATGGACTATGCTTCTGACTTAGCGGCATTCAACCCACAGATGCGAAATGCCTATGGTACAGGTATTCAAGCGGCTATGGGTGCTCTTAATGAGTATATAGCAGAGGGCAACAAGAAATCTTTAAAGAGTGGTGCATCACTTGATATTGAAGCACTGCTTGGTGAGAAGAAAGGCTCTACAATCGAAGAGAGAAGCCGACAAGTAGCAGACCTGTTAGAGCAATTAAATATGGTGGGTATGACTGCTAATATGGCAGGTACACCTATGCAGAGATTATCTAATATGGGTGACGTACTCTTCCAATTCATTGGTAAAGTTGCAAACAGTGGTGTTTACCAGAAGTTCACTGACATTATCACTAAGATTTCTGAGTGGGTGTTCAGTATTCCAGAAGAAGAGTTAGATTCAATTGCACAGACAGTCGGTGATGCACTTGT